AGGGGAACCCAATCCAAATTCAATTTTACAGAAACTTCAAGTTCATCTGCCGTAATGGCTTCATTGATGATATCTTCAATTGCTTGATCACACTCCGGATTCTCCGCAGTCGTTCTGTATTTACGAATTAAGTCAAACTCATTGCGAGTTGCTTTGTCGTATGAAAGGTATTGTCCAAAAAAACCAGCACCACCAGCAATATCTAGTGTGCCTTCATCGTCTGAAGGAGCGACAAAGCTTTTAACTTTGTCGCTTTCCTTCTTCTTCTTATTTACTTCCCATCCAAATAATTCTGCCATAGTATAACTATTTATATCGTTTGAATCTACGATATTATTTCACCTTACATAATATTATTAAGCTGCACTTTGACCAGTTCCTAATTCATTTTCCGTTGTTACAGCACCTTGTACTCTGTTGCTAGTCTTGTTTACCGCAAACCCAGTAACCGTCATATAGTTGAAACGAAATGTTGCACCGAACTCCTCAACCGCATCATTAGTATCAAACGCAAGATCAATAGCATCTAGTGCTGTTGGCCACGCATCATACAATGTGTATGTCCGAATTTTGTGATCATTTCTATCCATCTGAGTAACATTTACTTCTCGATAAACTGCTTGACCTTGAGCCGAAGATGCCGTAGAACTACCAATATCTTGCAAGTCATTCATCCATGCTTCTAACGTGCTACGAATTCCATAACTTCTATCGTTCATAACTGTCACTGTCCACGGATCATATGTACGATCTCCCGGAACATATACCAAACGTCCACGGAAAGGTATCGGTACTTCACCGATAGTCAATGCAGGAATTTGAGCTGAACGACACAAAAATACAAACTGATTACCCAAAGCCGTAAATGATACTTCAAATTGATTAGCTCGAGCGCCGCCACCCTGCAACGAAGAAATAAATCTATTTACATTTGCCATCTTATTTTATCTCCTTTTCTTAATTAAGCTCGACCAACCACTTCACTAAAGTCTACACCTGTACGAGTAGCGACAAAAGTTAATGTGATATAGTTAATCGAACGAGCAGGTTTGACATATACATCTGCTCGAAATTCATTAGCATCAATGACCTGACCATAGTTATTTGTTTCATCACAAACAACCTGGAAATCTGTAATGCCTCGACGAGCCTGAACATCTCTCAAATATGGATTAACCATAGCTATAAAACTGTCTCTTGTAAACGCATCATTGAATTCAAAGAGTATTGAACGAGCTGCACCTGCACACGCTTCTTCAATTGTGATAAACAGACGGCGAACATTGATGCGACTAAACGCACTTTTCGTAGTAAGACCTGTCTTGTCACCCCAAAGTACTGTACCTTCTCCTGGGAATGTAACTACAGGATTAACTCGAGCTCGATATAAATTATCTCGTTCTGTTTGTGTGGGATTAAAAGCCAATTCAATTGAACTCCTAATCTGTCCACGACTCAACCCCCCTGGACTCCACCACGGATCTTCTATTGCATCTGTGGCAGCACAAGTTCCAGCAACATCCGCATTGAGCGGTACCCAACGAAAAACGTCATTGTACTTGTCATACTGTTTCTTATAACCACTGTCAATCACAAAGTACGATGAACTCGCTAACAAATTAGCCCACGTTACAACAGCACTTTGCTGTGCATTACCTATAGCCTTATTGACTACTGCATCTTTATACGGTGACAAAAATGCTACTGAATCTTTACGAGCATTTACTATGTCAATCAAGTGCGTTGCCAATGTTGTACTTGTTGTTCCATCTATTGACGCAGGACCTGAGATAAGAAGATTAATATCCTGTACATCAGGATCCTTAAAGAAATCATAAGCTGTTTGTCTTTGACCATCCGTTACTGTCGATCCGTCTGCACCACTTACTAGTGATTGAGTTACCGGATTAGCAGTATATATTGTTGGAGCAGCATATGAAGCACCCACAACTGTAGTACCCCATGCTGTACCAGCTCCTACTGTCGGATGATCTAACCAATAAATGTATGTCGAGTTATTATAAAGAACATCAGGATAATAATTTGCATTACCTTCTTCTGTTAGTGCATCTGATCCTTTAGATACATCAGCAAATTTTTCTAAAAGAGTTCCTTTTACTCCAGTAATTACTCCATCCTCATCTTCAACAATAATATGCAGTTCATCATAGGCACCATTATGATCTGTTGCATATTGTGAAGTTTTTGGAGCTTCATCAAATTGATCATAATACTCCCAGTACAGACTCGTTGCTGCACCTGAAGCAATAACAGATGCCACACCTTTAGCTGCTGTATCTGGATAACGTGTAATCGTTACCACATTACTTGCCACAGAAACTACTTGATACTTCTGACCTGCGGTATCTCCCACAATTGAAAAAATACTTCCAGCAACATAACCTGCAGCTGAAGTTAAAGTTACTGTTAAATCACCAACTGCTGTATTTGCTGCTGTTGTAGTTTTAGCAGCAGTATAATATGCACTTACTTCTGCACCTACAGTAACAACATCTGCAGGATCTGAACAACACATAGAAACTTTAAGACTATTGCCCCAAGCACCTGGTGATCTAGCACCGAATGATCCTTTACCTGAAGCCTGACCTCCACTAAACGGTCCATATGTTCCGTCACCTACTTGATAAGAAGTAGTATTCGGAATAAGTTGACCTCCAGCAGCACCGGTAGCATTTAACATACCAGTCTGGAGACAACGAACAACCTTTAGTTGATTAGCATATCCTAAAAAGTTCGCGGCCGAAAACCAATACTCAAAATTTGTACCACTCGGCTTACCAAAATTATCTACCAACCCTTCCTCAGAACCAACAGTAATAACTTCATTTACATAACCTTCGGAAGCTACAATAGCAACAGCACCTATACTAGACGGTTCACTCGATACTACCGTAGTTAAATCTTTTTCTTTTATTTGTACACCTGGCGAAACCATGTCTACCATTTTCTTTCTCCCTATAGATAAATCTTTTAATATTGATGTCCTAAGCCAGTCGCTCTCGCATCAATCTCTGTTCATAGGTATAACAAAAATTATTTCAATTCTTTCTTTATTTATTTATGAAAACTCAATTCTCTAAACACGCAGTAAGATCATCAGTTAAGAAATGCACTTTTTATTACTGTGTAAAAAACACACAATATATAAATAATTATATGATAGGAATTTATGCAATTAAAAATAAAAAAGGAGTTCCAGTGTATGTTGGACAATCTAAAGGAATCTTTAGACGTTGGGCCACCCATGAACTTAATGATTATCCTTCTACCGAATATACCTTTGAGGTTTTAGAAACTTGTGAACGCCATGAACTTATATTAAAAGAAAAGAAATGGATAACCCAATTAGATACCTATTATAACGGTGATAATAAAACTAATAAAAGAAAAAGAATTAAGAGGCAGTCAATGAATATAGATGGTAAAGATAAACGTAGGCGTTGGTTAAAAAATGAACTATCTAAAACTCCGTGTAGCTGCGGAGAACAACAACCACATAGATTATTGTTCTATCCCCATCATAAACGAATACGACATCTTAATATGAGATATGGATTAAAGCATCCATCTAGAAAAGAAACCCTACAATTAATTTCAGAAAGTTCTGTGATGTGTTGGAATTGTGCTGCTGATCAAAAAGAAGATTTAGCTATGTTTCCTAATTTTTAGCGTCTTTCTTGTTCAAAGAAATCTGGATATTCTTTAGCAGGATGCCAAAAATCTCCATCTTCATCCACAAATGGTGCATCATCAGCATAATGTATACCATCATCTATAAAACCAAACGGCGCCATGTCTTGTTCCATAGTCTGCTGTTGACTTTCAAATAAACGTTTACGAATATCATCATCCGTTATCTCTTTAAAATACTGTTGGTTAGTCAACCAAGCAAAGAATACCAAACACATCATTAAGTCATCAGAAGCTCCCTCATCAGCTTGAAATGTGCTACCCTTCTGAATAAAATTAGACATCTCTACTACTACATCAAAATCACAGATCAAAAGTTTATCCGATTCTATTAATGTCTTTAAGTTAGAACAACCCACCTTCTTTACAGCCTTAGTTGTTCTTACTCCCAATTCACTAGTTCCATCTCCAAACCCACCAGACACCACTTGTCCCAAACGTCCTCTAGTCTGACACATAATAATATTTTCATACTGTAAGTCGTGATGTAGAGCATCAGCTACTTGTCCGCCAATATCATTTATCTCTACTAACAAGTAGGCTTCATTATATGCTTTAGCTACACCATAAATTACTTCTGGAAATATGAGAGGTTTAACTTCATTGTTCTTATATTTAGCTACTACCTTGTAAGGTATTTGAGTTATATCAATAACTACAAAGGCAGAATAATCTCGAGCTCCACCACGAGCTACATCTACTGTAATGCAATACTGTGAATCTTTTTTTGGATTTTCATGTACATCAAAACCTGCATTAGATTCTAAAGGATCCCTTGTAGGAATAGTTTGTATCTTCGTAGGAGATATGAGAGTATCAATTGAACCTAAGAACGAACATTCAAACTCTTGTAAAAACTGTTGTTCGCTCGTATTACGAATCGTCTCCTCTCTCCACTCCTCATCACGACCAGGAACTTCTCGCCATCCCACTTCTATAGGTATAAAATTATTCTTCTCATTAACAGCATCAGTCCACATCTTATAAAACATATTCATACCGTGTGGTGTAGACACCATAATAACTTTAGAAGTCTGACCAGCAGTAATCGTAGGATAGACAGAACTAAAAAACTGTTCAGCTATATTGGAGGGAATAAAAGCAAACTCATCAAGAAAAATAATATTATATGAACCACCACGAACCGCAGATGCGGACGTACTCGCCGCAATAATT